GAATGTGACAGGTAACCTCACCGGCAATGTCACAGGCAATGTCACAGGCAATGTCACAGGCAATGTCACAGGCACGGCATCCAATATTGCCGACGGGGCGGTTTCTTCATCTGCAAAACTTGCAGCCGGATCGGTATCAACGGACAAAATAATCGATCAGGCTGTTTCCACTGGAAAATTAGCCGATCAGGCTGTTTCCACTGGAAAATTAGCCGATCAGGCTGTCACTGGCCAAAAAATAGCCGATGGGACAATTTCCATCACAAAGCTTGACAATGACGCCAACGAGCGCCTTTTTGAGTCCACTCCGTCGGGAGTAGCTTGCGACGGAAGGATTCAAGGGATTGCGATCGTCATACCTGGAGCGCTTTATACATCGCCGCCCGTGGTTACAATTTCGGCGCCTCCATCTGGAGGCATTCAGGCCACGGCATCTGCGACTTTAGGAACAGGAAGTAAAGCCGGGCAAGTAATCTCGATTTCCGTCACCAATAAGGGCAAAGGATACAAAACAGATCCAACGGTAACTTTTTCTTCACCTCCGACAGGAGGGACGATTGCTAAAGCGATTGCCTACGCCGACACCTCTGGAATCGAACAGGGCTCCAGTAATGCAGGAGGAAGCCAGGAGTGCATTTCCTTCATTATGAAGGACGGTCAGATTATGAGCGTCGGGGCAAACAACGGCTATGGATACGTTGGAGCTCTCGGGGACATTGACTATACCGTACTACCCCAGCCCGCCTCGACGGGGGGATTATCAGCTAAATTTGTACGCCTCTGGAAGGCGTGGCATAACATGTATGCCCTGGACACCGCCGGGCAACTTTGGGCGTGTGGAATTGGAGGCGTGGGGGCCCTAGGTGCAAACAATTCCTCAAGTGATTGGCGGCAATTAAATCAAACTTCTGTTCCCGCTCCGGTTGCCAAGTTTGCAACAAGCTACGGAAGGGATAACAACGCATGCCTAGCGCTGCTTGGAGATGGCCGCCTTTACGGTTGGGGCTACAATGCGCAAGGAGCGCTTGGAGACAATACGCTAACAAACGTCATCAACCCCAAAATCATTTCTTCACCGATTTCAGGAATTTGGACCGCCGAAAGCAACATTGTTAATTTTGCTTTGATTGGAGCAGATGGAAGTATATCCACGTTTCTGCTTCGCTCTGATGGAACTGTGCGGAGCGCTGGCCGCAACGATTACGGCCAGCTTGGCCACGGAACGGCTAACCCCTACGAATACAATGGGTTTTCTTATGTCCTAACGGCAGCTAATACGCTGTTAAGTTCGGTTAAAAAGATCGTAGGGTGCGGAGCAAGCACTTATGGAACTACGCTATTTTTGCGAACCGATGGCACTATTTACGCCTGCGGTAGAGGTTCGAATGGCCAACTTGGCAATGGAACAACGCCAGCCAATCAAAATTTTGCTCAACCTTGCTCAATTACAGGCGCGGCAAACATTTGGGCAACTGGCGGCCCGGGCGGATCTACTGGTCATATCCATGTCCTAAAAAGCGATGGATCACTTTGGGCTTGGGGCCACAACAATGCTGGTCAACTAGGGACGGGAGCGGCAACTCCGGTCAATGTTAGCGCTCCTGTGCAAGTATGGCCCGCGGCCAATGGCATCGTTGTCGATGTGGCCCAGCATGGCGGAGCTGATACAGGCGGAACCATGATCCTCCTTGCGGATGGAAGAATGTTTTACACCGGAAATGGAGCTTATGGATGCCGTGGCGACGGAGGAACGGGAACCACGAACGGACAATGGACTCAAGTTCAGCTTAACCGCCGCGACATCGTGGACATCAATTTTGGATCCAATCAAGACGCGCCCGTAATGACCATCCTCACTTCCACCGGCGAAGTCTATGCGTGCGGAATCAATTTGCGCGGCACCCTTGGAAATGGCCGCACATACACTCTAAGAAGCATGCCAGGCAGAGTCGTTTTCTAAACCCACAACCAACCATCACCATGAGCATCACGCCCCAAGGAATCGATACATCATCCCCCGCAATCAAGAAATGGTTTGATGCCGGGTGTCCGATTGACGGACCTCTTTCGGCCTCAACGCTAGTTGACCCAGTTTCTGTTCAATCTGAAGAAACGACCGATTCCGTTTCTGACGAAGAGGCCTCCGAGTCATCCGCTCAAGAATCGGCCGAGTAAACAACCACCACCCAACCATGCTATACCCAAAGAACCCATTTGATTCCGGCGCCAATGGCGGTGTTCTAATCAATACCACCACAACCTATAATGGCTATTTCTACGCCATCCAGGTCATCAGTGCCGCGGTTTTCGCCAATATCGCCGGAAACCTTTCAGGTGACCCTTACGCACAACAAACATTCCTTCCTGGAACTGTTCTGTATGGGAGCTTCACCTCCGTGCAGTTAGCTAGCGGAAGCGTCATCGCCTACAAGTCGTAACATGACCCGCCTAGGCTTTGGGATGTCGATCAATTCGGTTGGGGCTGGTTCTTCCACAACGCCAGCTCCGATCAATTTCTCACTTTCTCAAAGCCTGGTTTACTCGGTCGGAAAAACACTGACACTTGCTGCAACTTCAGGCGCTCCTGGAACGATTACTTACGTTAGCGACAACCCTTCTGTCATCAGCGTTTCTGGAAATACCGCCACGGTTCTTTCTGTCGGCACGGCAAGGATTACCGCAAGCATCCGTGAATCGCAGTTTTACTACGCCAACACAAAGACGCTTGCGGTTTTAGTCACGCCGATTGTTTCAACGCTGACATTCACTCCGCCGACATCAAGCTCTTACGGCTCTGCGGACATTCCGCTTTCTGTCATCACCAATTCCCCCAACGCGGTTTCCTACACTAGCGATAACCCATACGTTGTATCGATCGTCGGCAATGCAATCCGGATTGTTGGGGTCGGCTCGGCAAACATCACGGCGTCGATTCCGGCCGGAAACAACTACTCCGCAGTTTCGGTGACTCAAAACCTTGCCGTATCCAAAGGCACGCCAACCCTTTCAATCAGCATTCCAAGCCAGATTGATACCAACTCGGCCCCGATCACGCTTAATGCGACGACAAATTCTCCTGGAGCGGTTAGCTACTCGAGCTCCAATGCCTCTGTTATCAGCATCAGTGGAAACGTGGCCACAATCATGGCCGATGGTTCGGCCACCATCACCGTTACCGTTCCAGAAACGGCAACTTACTACGGAATCGTTAGAAACTTTGGAGTGACGATTGCCCCGTCTTCGGCCGCCTCCTGGACTCCTTACGGGACGTATTCAGTCGATCAGTATGTTTGGTTTTCGGGCAACATCTACCAGTGCAAAACGGCAAACACCGGGGTTGTCACTACCAATGGAGCTGTCTGGCAGCTCATTAAAACCGGATCTGTCGTTTTTGATAACGATGCCAACGCCTATTTTACGGCTGTCGGAGCGGTGTCTTCGATCTCGGCCAACAACCAGAATGCCATCAATAGCTTTGTTGCCTCTCTCAAGGCGGCCGGGGTATGGGGCTCCATCAAGCAATCTAATTTACTGGTTGGTCCGACATCCCTGGCCGGAGCTTTGGTTCCGATTGCTGGCAATGCGCCAATCAACTACCTGAATAGATTTGTTGATAGCGACTATAATTATTGCATAGGACTAAAGGGCGATGGGTCTACCAAGTACCTTAATACCGGAAGGGCCAATAATGCCGACGCCAACCAATCAAGCAGGCATATCTATGTTTGCACTACGCAGAATGCGGTAGTGTCTGGCAGCGGAATTTACCTATTAGGTTCGGGTTCTATTTCTGGTGAGGCGCGAATCTATCAAACTTCTACTACCTCTGGATCCATATCAATGGGATTGGTATCCAGCACTCAAGCAATTCCCACGACTTTCCAAACAATCAATGGATTCGGCATGAATCGAAACTCAAGCACCACGGTAATTCCTTTTGTAAATGGCAATTTAGCAATGGTGACAAACAATGTATTAACTCCATCTGTTACCAATATTGGCATCTTTGCCACGGGTAGTGGAGTTGGTAAGTCAGATGCCAGAATCGCTTTCTATTCTATCGGCGATTCCGCTGACGTTTCCATCATCGACGCCTGCGTTAAAACCCTCCTATCCGCCTTGGTATGAGCCACCTTCCCCAACAACCCCCCCTTGCCATCGAATTAGCCGCCACATCAGGAACCGCCGCCATCTCGGTTGCAGCTACTCATGCGGGATTTGTGGCAACGCACGCGTGGGCTCAAGACCTATTTAGCTTTCTTGGGGCAGGTGCCGCTATCTTTTCACTATTTGCTTCGGTTCTGGCAATCACCGCCCGCATTCTTACTAGAAACGACAAAAAATGACACCGGGAAGCAAAAACGTTCTTGCTGAAATCATCATGGCCGCGCTGATCACTATTCTGATCCTGTTGATTGCTGGAAGCCTTGTGGGATGCGCCACGGCCCCCAAGCCTACTCCCGCCGTCTCCACGGAAGTTCTTTCAAGTCATCTTGACCACATCAACGCCGGGCTCTCTCGAGTAGATGGTAAAAGCGTGGTGATTGAGTCCTGGTTAAAATCTCACTAACCATGAAAACCATTATCCTATTGATTTGCCTGATCGTCGCGGGATGTGTTTTCCCTTATGAATCCGCTCATGGGGCGGAAATTTCCAAAGCCGACATCATTGCCACAGTAGAACATCTCCGATCTCTGACGCATGAGGCCCAAGCGGAAACAGCCGCCGCCAAGGCCGAGACGGCAACGATTCAACAGGCGGCTGACAAGCTTAAACAAGAACGGGACGATTGGAAAAATGATGATGCAAAAGCGTGGGCCTACGGAAAGGGAAAAGCCAAGGAGGCCCATGACAACGCCAAACAGCGGGATGTCGTGATCTGGGCTTTTGCTTTAGCTTTTGCCGGGCTGATCTTGCGCGCTTTTCCGTTGCCTGGCTGGTACATCGTCGCAGAAGGGGCGCTCTCGCTTGCCTGCGGGTACGCCATGGGCCGATTTGCCCTAGCTTGGCTCGCCTCCCTGATGCCGTGAGCCGCCTGTTTTCATACCTTCGTAGCATTCACCAGGAGGGGACTCCTGATTCCTGGGCGCGTTGGGCTGGCACCTTTTTTCTTTTTATCATTGCCGGGGTTGTCGCTGCCGCTCTCTTCGGTCACGCGATCAACGAAACCGTGCGCGGGCTACTGGCCGATACTGGCTATGCCGTGCTTGGCGGATCCGCCCTGAGAAAAGGCATGGAGGTTGCCGGTCAAGTGTCCGCCAAGTGGGCGCCCCCCGCCACAACGACACTTCCTGTCGCCACTGATACCCGAGATCCATGAAGATTTCTGACATCATCGCCGCCTCAAATGAGGACTATCAGCCCCGTTTTACCTACTGGCTGAAATTCATCCTGGCTGCTGAATGCAAGCTGGATTCCCTGGGCAACATCCTGGAGGAAAACCTTCGTGACGGAGCCGGGATCACTTTTGCCGGACTCACGGAGCGGGATGACCATTACGATCCGGCCACGTGTAACCCTGCATGGGTGGCGCGCACTTACCATGACGGATACTGGCTGAAGAGCGACGCCGTGGACCTTCCCTGGGGTGTGGGTGAAGAAACCGCCAACATCGCCGTGAATGAAGGCCTTGGGACGGCCGAAAAAATCCTCCAGCAAACCCTTGTGGACATGGGCGCAAGAATCGGCGTGGACGGGGCTATCGGGCCCGCCACGGAAGAGGCTGCCGCATCTTTCGATCCCGACGCCGTTCTTCGGGCCTTGGTTGCCCACAACGATAAGCATTACGAGCGCTTGGCTCGGATCAACCCCGACAATCAGCGCTTTCTTAGAGGGTGGCTTAATCGTGACGCCGATGCCTTAGAGGCTTTCGAGCAAGAGGCAAAAACTCGACAAGCAGTGGCAGTCTGATAGGTTGCCAGCACTGACAGATTCTTTCGAGACCAACCCTCGGAAATTGTCAGCGTTTTGATTTTTGCTGACACTTTACTCTGAAGAAATGTTAAGTTCGAATCCCTCCCTCACCGCCATTCTTCAGAGTAGAAGAATCGGCCTTTGACACTGATAAAACCTAGCTTTGCGGGTCTGTGCGCTTTCTTGCGTTTCTGTGCGTTTCGGTGCAAAGTGTCAGGACATGTCAGCGACTCCAAAGCAACGATCTCGCCGGTTGACTCCCCGTTTTTACCCTTCTGAGGATAGGTGGGCCGTTGACCTTCCGGCCGACATGAACGCCGGCCATCGGGGTAGAAAGTTTTTTAAGCGCCAAGATAGCGCTTTTCGGTTCATTGCTCGGTTCATGGCCGCAAGCCGACTTTTGGGTCTGAAAGATCGCGTGGAGCGCGACGGATCGGCCGACACGAT